TGGCAAATTCGTCCGGGAGCGTTTCTAATTTGGCAGTCCAGAATTTAAGTGGCCCATATATAACTAATACTCACGGAAATGGGGTGTCCTGTCAGGGAGCAACTCTTAGCATCACTCCGTTTGCAACACTGCAGGATTCTTGGAAAGAGCCATATGAAGAAAGCTATTTAGACCCAGTATTTGACAACTCAGATACCAATAACGATGGGGTATTAGACAATCCTGGGAGTGTACTTTATTACAAGCCTACTAGAACAGGACAGAAAACTAATCACAGTATTGGATGGGGTATCAGTATGAATATAACCATACCCTTAGATAAACGTCACAATGAGGGTTGTTTAGCTGCTGCTAATACTCAAAATCAATTAAATCAACAATTGATAGCTAATAAAAGATTAGACTTTGAAATGGCTAGATTAAAACACTGTGCGGAGCAAGAAAGGTTAGGAGTTACCTTTCATCCATCAAGTCCAGCTGCTCAGATCTGTGCAGATATTGTAGTTGCAAATCCTCATGGAGTCATTCCTAATCATCAGCACGAGATTCCGAAATAAGTTTCTTTTTTCTTTTTAAACCTTTAAATCTTTCTCTATCTTTTTTTCCAAAAAAACCTTTAATTTTCTTAGATAATTGCTTTATTAATGGTTTTATTAACCTTAATAACAAGGGTGTTGCTGCTGCCGAAGCCGTTGCTACTACTGCGATTGCTGCTGTAGTACTGATTTGACTCGTATTAGGAAGTAGTTTTTCAAATGCAGAACTTGGTTCATATAATACAACACAAGTTGTTCCTTGTAATTCATGACCTACGACTATCTCTTCACCATTACGTGTTAAGTCTCCTACTCTTGGTTGATTTGGAGCAGGGCATTCAACTTCTTTTTGTGGAGGAATATTATCTAAATTAGGTTCAGGAGTTTCTAATTCTGGAGCTGGGGTTACATTAGGTGCAGCTACATCTTCTACAAAAACTAAATCTTCAGGAACATAATCCATAGGAAAGAAGTATGGCACAGTTCCATCACATAAAGTTCTATTACCTCTATCATCTTCAGTTACAAGTTTTATGGATTTTTCATTTGCAGGATTAAATACAACACAACCTGGCACTTGGATTATTGGACTACCAATAGTTAAAGTTACAGGTGGACTAAAAGGTATTGCTTGTATAGGCGTGTGAATATAACTATTTATTGGAATTATCTCTAATTTATTTATATTTATTTGATTGACTTCAGACAATTTTAAAATGGGTTCATAGGTGCAGTGCCTTTAGGAATTACATCACCAGTCATATCAGGTATTGGTAAGGCATCACCTATAGCATCTCCTAAGCCTCCTGTAACCGACTCTAAAGCCTTCTCTTTCACATGATTGATAATTGCATCTTTATTTAAATATATGCCTAATCCAGCTCCTACAACGGTCAAAGAAACTACACCCGAAGCAACAGCTATTGCATTAAAAATTTTTTGCATTTTTTAAAAAAATCTCTTATTTTTATTTTACTCTAAAATTAAAAACTAACCAGTCTAATCAGCAGGTTCTGCTGTATTTCCCTCCGCTACCCAAGACAGATATTCTTGATAATCGGTGTTATCTTCAGCTATCGGAATAAACCTTTCATCTGCTGTTCTGATGTTTACTAACTCACCTGTTATGGGATGATTTACTAATTTGTAAATAGGATTGCTAGGAAATGCCATAATTAAAGTTCTGCTGTTATTTTATAAATTGATTGATAAGTAGTGCTTGTAGATGCAACTGCATAAGCACCTCTAAAATTTGATAGATCTCCAGAAAGATTAAAATAATATTCAATTTGTGATGTTTGAGCAGCGGATGAATTTAATGAAGAAATACTTCTATTAGTATCTCCATCATTTACATATTGTCCAGCAGTGCTTCCTGTGTTTGTAACTGTTAAAGTTGGTGCTGCTCTCATTTCAACAGGAAAGTGAAATCCATGTGAATAACTTTTACTTGAGTTATCAGGAACATAGCCAACAGACATAATATTTGTATATTGCTGATAATATCTTTGACATAAAGCAAATTCTTGACCGAATGTTCTATGCTCAAAATCTGTTGCCACAACTTCCTCTAATTGAACTCCTGTAATCTCAAATGTTGCTGATCCCGTACCTACAACTGAAACTGCACCTGTAGCAGAAAATAAATCACTTGCTGTCCAAGCTCCAGCAGTACCACTTTTACCTGACCCTGCTCCTAAACTAAACAAAACTCCTAAAGCTGTCGTGTTATTTGTGCTGTAACTACCGCTAGTATCAGCAGCTATCGTTACTGTTTTCTTTTCCCAATCTGCACTTGATATTGTATAACTAAAAGGGTGTGTTCGACTAAATCCAGCACCTCGAATAGCACCACCAAAAGTTCCCTGAAGCGAAGATTTTACATGAAAACTTAATTTTAATACTTTTGCATTAGCAGTTCCAAGTCCAAATCTACTTGTTACGTTTTGCCCTTCAATTCTTTGTTCAATTGCAAAATAATCGTTTGTGCCAACTGTAACAGCAGAAGCCACAGTAAATTTTAAGTAATTTAAAAAACCAGTTGGAGGTGAAGTGCTTAGTTGCTGTACATTAAATTTTGATGCTTGACTTGCTGTATATCTCCAACGGTCACAAGTATAATCTGTATCTGCTGGTGTAATACTACTTCCACCATTTCTTTGGTCAACAATCATACTTCCGTTTATTATGACGTTTCTATTAGATATTTGAGAACCACCATTAGATGTAATATTGGCAGTACACGTTCCAGAGGCATTATCAATACTGATTGCTGGTGTACTTGCACCGACTCCTTCTAAACTGTTGACTTTAATCTTCGACATAATTAACTAGGTTTTGGATTAGCATCTTTAACAGCCTTAACGTGTGTTGCCCAAGTACCAGTGGTATCAAACTTACCTGCTACTAAGTCTTTGTAGATCATGTCAAGCTGATTACCATAAGAGTCATACGTTGTGGAACCGTTAGTTGTTCTGTCTGTTTTATATTTAACAGCAGCAGCTTCAGCGTTTAATGTAGTTCTGGCAGCATCTATTTTAGATTGATCAAGAGTAACTGAATTACCTTTTTCATCAAATGCTCCTGTGTCATCATCAATGCAAACTACCGTTCCTGCATATGCCTTATAAATTGCCTCATGGTCTAGTGCCATATCAAAAAAATCCTTTTATTTATTTATTTTAGAGGAGCTAAACATATCAATTATTTATCACACTATCTCCGTAAGTGTAATTCTTGATTGACCTCTTAACCCCGAATCATAATGTCTCCTATTTAAATAAGCTGTATTACTACTGCTATATGTTGTTCCCTGTAGTTTGTAAACAAGGTTTGACCCTGCACTTTGTCCATGTGTATCAATAAATTTAAAACTTATTTGGTGAAAACCATATTGATAATTGTCACCACTTTCAGCTATGTATTGAGCAAATGTTTCTGGTTCACCAGACGCAAAAGGTAAAAATGTACTATCTCTAAACAACTTAAAACCAAATCCACTAGCAGTATTTCTACCAACCAATAATTGTATATCGACCATTATTTTACTGCCACTTGTAACACCACTTACAGTTGCAGTCATACCACTTAAATCTACATAACTTGCACTTGAGTAACTTACTGCTGACTCTTGAGTTGCAGTGACTACTTGAAGAACATTTCCTGTTCTATTGAGAGTATCAAAAGTTGAGTTTACATCAGGTACATTTAATATTCTTGCATTTGAACCAGAAGATGGAGCCTTAATTTCAAAAGTACCTCCTCCAGAAGTAGCTGTTAATTTTATAGAACTCATGCTGCTATCTCCATTGCTGTTATATGTGAAACAGCTCCTTGAGCAGCATAGGCATCTCTATTAAGATAATATCCTGTAGCATTACCGCCTGATCCTTCAATCGCCCATTGTAATTTGTATGTATGAGCATTTGTGTCGCCAGGAGTATCTAAAAACATCATGGTAAAAGGGTGACACATTGTATCATTAGTGGTTCTATGGTCTGTTTGTGCATTTTGACTAGATCCAGCCGTACTATTTCCAATAACTGTACTATCTCTTAAAAGTCTTATTGAGTTATTCCTATCAGTAGAATTGCTATTTACTTGAGCAACCCAATTAATAAGAATGTGATTTGATGAACTGCTAGGTGTAATAGTTACTGACATTCCAGAAATATCATAATATGTTGAGCTACTATTACCCGCTTGTGATGTTCCGCTAGTTTTAAAAGTTTGTACAACTTGAAGAACAGCTCCTGCACCTCTTTTAGGAGCTGTTACTGCAGAGGCAGCAATCATATCTGTGTCTACTATTCCGTCTGGTAAGCCTCCTACCGAGACTCCTGTTATTGTTCCTGATCCGTTAATTGCAATAGGCATAATTTAAACCACCGTATAGACTGAACCGCTAGGTATAGTGAGGGTCACATCTGCATTTATTGTAATAGGTCCAAAGCTACCACCATTACAGGTAGAACCAAATGTTGTCCCAAGTGTGTAGTCGACCTTTATTTGTGTATCATTTTCAAATATCACCTTATTAGTTCCACCACCAGTTGATCCGCCTCCAGATTGATCAACATATGAGAGAACTCCAGCACCATCGGTGGAAAGTACTTGACCTGAACTTCCTTGAGATGTAGGAAAAGTTGCAATTTTAGTTCCATTAGAACTAATAGAAATTAATCCTGAACCACTTCTAAATAATCCTGTGTCGGTATCATCGGAGAAAGTAATACTTGGAACCGTATTCGTGCCATCGGGGAAAGTGCCACCAGCATTTAAATAATCAGCAGCAGCTAAAATTACACCAAAGAAACTTTCACCCGAAGCTGGAGCAGAACCAAAAACTATATTAGTTCCTGATAATGTAAAACCTGTTCCTGGTTCTTGAACTACACCACCAACAGAAATTATTAGTTGTGTCTCATATTTTGGAAATGGTACAGGTGCAGAACCACCAACTGTTAAAGCAAAAGTTGTGGTGCTTCCGTTAAACGAACTTGATACATCATCAACCGTTTTATAAGCATTATTCGATCTGAGATTATTACCTATATACGGCATGCTTACTGAAATCTTTTATTTGCTTCTTCTATTTTACAGAGACTAATTTTTAAGAATTAGGACCAGCTGTTGATGGTTGTGTTGGCCATACAACATCATTAGGAGTTTTGTCTTTATAAGTTTGAGGAAGATCTCTTAAATTCTGTCTATATGCAGCCCACTGAGCTTGGTCTACAGTTGCTCCAGTTGTCATTGTCCAATCTGTAGATTGTAATATTCCATCTCTTTTTGACCTAATGTCATCCCATGTTAGTCCATCAACAGGGTCAGCTGTATTTGTTTTAGCCCACTCTAAATATTCCTGATAGTCGATGTTTTCTTCATCAAAAGGAATTTGAGTATTATCTGTTGTTCGTCTTACAGCTTTTAAAGGATTACCATCACTGTCTAACAATAGTTTGTAACTCATAGCTTAAAGCTCCGCATCTGCTGTGTAATGGCCTAATAACATACAGGCCACACGACTACCACCTGTAGGCATATATATTGAGGTTCTTTTAGTAGTTTCCAAATAAAATGTTGCAGTTGTATTTCCAAGACCTCCTGTATTGCTTTCTCCTGACCATTTCCCAGTTGCACCATCAACAGAAGAATATGCAACTAAAGAAGGGACAGCCCTCATTTCTACTGGGAATTCTATATACATTTGACAATTACCAACGTGATTGTTAGTGCCTTGATGTTGAAGAACACCAGCAGAGCCAGAATCGCCAAGCGGTCTAGCATCTTCGTAACTAGTGTGAAAATAACGCTCACAAAGTTTTTTTTCTTGGCCATATGACCTATGCTCAAAATCTGTTGCTACACTGCCTACTTCTAATTGCATACCAGTAATTTCAAATGTCGCATCATCTGCTTCCCACCAATCTGAAGGTGTATTTTTTGCTCTTGTTCCACTAGCAAATGCAGCCCAAGCATTTTCTGTTACAGAATTATCTGTATAACTTGTAGTCAAATAAGGTAGTATGTTAATTTCAAATCCAGAGGCATTATTGTTATCAAACTGTAAATTTGAATTACCAGGAATTGTTTTTGTTATTTTTGTCCAAGTATCAGCAGTTAAAGAACCTGTTGCAAATGGATAATTTTGTGCTGTACCATCCTCTGTTTTTATATAACCTTTAAAATCCTGTGCCACGCTTGATTTAACCCAAAAAGATAAAGTAATATAACTAGAACTAGAAGTGTAATTCCAACCACTATTTGCAATATCTTTTGCTTCTATACGATATTGTATCCACATATAATCACTAGTACTAACACTTGTTTGATTTCCGTTAAGTATTTTTAGGCATTTTCTAAATCCTAAAGAATAAGGAGTCGTTCCACTAGCTACATCTGCTTGTGACTGAGTGGGTGCTTCATCTGTTCCGCTATGTTGAGGTTTAAATCTATCAACAGTATGATAACCAGAAAGAGCAGATGATGTACCACGTTGAGCTATGATACACGATCCGTTAATTATTAAATTTTTACTTGTACCAATCTTTTTGGTGGTTGCTGTATTTAATCTTTCTAACCCAACTTGAGTAAGAGTCATTTGTTATACCTCCTTAAGTCTGATCTAGATAACTTACAGTTGCATCTATCGCATTTGTTGTGCCTGTTCTTATTCTTAATTTATCGTTTGCCTCCATAATTATTTTTGATCCACTTATAACTTCCAAAGAAGATCCTGCAGGAACTGGAGCATTTCGTAGAAGATAAACATCATCACCACCAGATTCAAGATAAACATCTACGTCCGCACTAGATGCGACTTTGTTTGAGAGGAGAACACTTAATAAAACTAAAGTTGAACTACCACCTGCTGTGACAACTACTGCGGTGCTATCAGTTATAACTGCTGTAACAACATTTGCTTTTGTGTCACTTTTGAAGGTATTTGCCATATCAGCCTAGAGCGAGAATTAATGCCAATTGATCGGAAAAATCGGTAGTAGTTGCAGCTAATGTTCCATTTATAGTCACATTACCTGGAATTGTTACTGACCCATTAGAATCTATTGTAAGACGTGCAACTCCTCCAGTTACTAAAGAAATGTTATCTGCTGAAGGACTTATTAGACCTGTATTTGCATCTCCTTGAAATTTTAAAGCACATTGATTAACATTTCCACCTGCTAACGAAGCATTTGCTCCATCTTGTCTGAGTAATGGAAAACCTCCATTTGTAATTGCGTCATGTATTACAACAGTCTTTAATGAAGTATCTACGGTGACTTCACCATCTGCACCTTTAAAACCTGAGTGCTCTGCTGTTGTTCCTCTTCTAAATTGAACTTGGGTTGCCATAATACTATCCTAAAGCCACTGCTATTGCGGTAGCAAAATCTTCTGTCCCTATTGTCCCATTACTATCTGGAACAGTTAGGGTTCTAGTTGTACTTCCTGAAATTCCTGAACATTCAAATGCTAATTTTTTAGTTGCATCTGAATTATCTTTTACTCTGAAAACATTATCTGCAAACTCACTAACTGCACCTGATGATACTTGATTATCTACATAAGCTGTTGTTGCTACTTTGGTTGAGTTATCACTAGCAGATTGAGTTGTTGCTGTTATGCCGTCAGCTAATGCTCCAGAAACTGTATTATTTCCTAAAACAATAGTTTTATTTGTAAGAGTTTGAGATCCAGTAAGAGTTGCAACTGTTGCATCAATAGCTAAACTCACAGCTCCTGTAGTTCCTCCTCCTGATAATCCAGTTCCTGCAGTTACAGCTGTGATATCACCTTGTGGTACGCCAGCTATTTCGGTATCTACGTAAGCTTTAATTGACTGCTGAGTAGCGAGATGACTAGCTGAATCACTAGACATATTATCTTCATCTTTTATTGAGGTTCCTGATATCGTTCCGTTCAGTATTGCACTAGTTAATGTTTTATTTGTTAGTGTCTGAGATCCAGTAAGAGTTGTAACTGTTGAATCTATGGCTAAAGTTACAGCTCCTGAACTTCCACCTCCAGATAAACCAGTACCAGCATTAACAGCTGTGATGTCTGCACTTATACCAGCTATTTCAGTATCTACATAAGCTTTAATTGATTGCTGTGAAGCAACTTTTGTGGCTGAGTTACTAGCCATGTTATCTTCATCTAAAAAAGCATCTCCACTTAAACTTCCTGTTATTGCTGGACTTGTTAAAGATTTATTTGTTAAAGTTTGAGATCCCGTAAGTGTTGCAACTGTTGAATCAATATTTAAAGTAACATTTCCTGAAGTACCTCCACCAGATAATCCAGTACCAGCAGTAACTCCTGTAATATCTGCACTTATACCTGCAATTTCATTGTCTACATAAGCTTTAATTGATTGCTGAGTAGCGAGATGACTAGCTGAGTCACTAGCCATATTATCTTCATCTTTTATTGAGGTTCCTGATATTGTGCTATTTAAAACTGCACTAGTTAAAGTTTTATTTGTAAATGTTTGAGCTGCTGCCAATAAAGCTAAAGTATCACTTGCATTTGGAACAGTAAGAGTTCTAGTAGTACTTGTTGCAATTCCTGAAGCATCAAAAGCTACTTGTTTTGTAGTATCAGTGTTATCAATAACTCTAAAACCATTTGCCTTTGCAACAACAGCATCAGATGTTAGTGATGTTATCCCAGTTAAAGTTGTGATACTGCTTCCAAGAGCAACCGCTGAACTACCAATTGTAACTGTACTATTAGCAAGATTACTGTTAGCAATTGAAGATGCTGTTGTAAGAACAGTTCCTGTCTCGGCTGGAAGAGTAATAGTTACATCTGAAGTTGATGCAGCACCTTTAAGAGTTACGGAATTTGTTCCATTATCAGTATCTTCTTTAAAAATTATGCTGCCTGCAGAAGTTGAAGATCCTGTTAAAACTGGAGCAGTAAGACTTTTATTTGTTAAAGTTTCAGTTCCTGTAGTGGATACTAAAGTAGCATTTGAAACTGCAGTATTAAACTGAGCAAAAGTACCAGTTAAAGTATTATTTGCTAAATTTACAGATTTATTAGTTAAAGTTTCACTTCCTGTTGTAGAAACGAGAGTCGCATCTGTAACAGCAGTATTAAATTGAGCTAGAGTTCCTGATATTGTATTTGAACCAAGAGCTAAAGTCTTATTTGTAAGGGTTACAGTATTAGTTAAAGTTACTGGATAAACAATATCGCTTGTTAATGCAACGGTTCCTGAATTATTTGGTAAGGTAATAGTTTTATCACCACCAGAAGCGTTTGTAGCTGTAAGTATAGTTTCATCACCATCAGCACTTGATCCCTCAAATATAATATTTCCACCACCAATCTCAATAGAATTGGCTGCATCTTCAGTACCAGCTATCAATGTTGTAGAAGCTAAAGATGATAACCCTGTAAATGTAGTCTGTGATGCACCTAGTGAAACACTAGTCCCACCTATAGTCACAGCAGAATTAGCTAATTGAGAATTAGGAATTGCACTAGTGCTTAATTCCCCAGAAGTTGAGTTGTAAGTAAGACCTGATCCAGAAGCAACACTAAGAGCACCTCTAGATCTTGCATTAGTAAAATATTGGTTTGTGCCCTCACTTAAATCTGAAGTACTATTCCCTGCAAAATCTAATTTATCAGAAGAAGAATTTAACTCCTGAGTTAAACCAGAGATCAGTACTAACGACTTCCTAGTTGCCATTTCTTATCTCTATCAAGTTCTAACCGAAAGAACTTATTAATATTTATTTTACGATGACCAAACTGTCAGCTTAAAAGGATAGGAGGTTCAATTCTTATTACTAATTGAGCAGTATTTACAGCTTCTCCTACTCTTACAACATATTGACCTGCACTAGAAGGCGGAGTTTTAACGACAGCTCCTGCAGAGGCAGCAGATAAAAAATATTCATCACCTGCGTCTAATCCTGAATTTGCAATAGCCCCAGCAACAATGACTCTTGCTGTCTGTCCTTGACTAACATTTGTTTCAACAAATCCAGCTACAATTGCTTTATCTAAAGTACTACTTGCTATGGCTTTTCCGATCTGTCCATCACTCGCTCTTGAATAAACAGCATCACCTTGATTTAAATTTTCAAAAGCAGTAGTTTCATAACCAGTAACTTTTTGAGCAACAATGCCAGGAAAGGCATTTTTTAAGTCTATTAATGCTTCAGTAAAACCTTGAGCATTAGGGGCATATGGTAAGTAAGACATTAGCTTAATTTAATTGGAGGTTCTATTTGAATAGCAAATTTTGTTGTAGTTCCAGCTTCTCCTACTCTTACAACAGCCTGACCTGCTGAAGATGGAGGAGTTTCAACAATTGCTCCAGCTGTTGATGCTGATAAAAAATACAAATCACCTGCATTTAAACCTGACAATGTTTTTATACCTGCAACCACAACTTGTAATGTTTCTCCAGTATTAGCAGCTATATTTGCAAATCCAACTACTACAGCATTCTCTGCAGTCCCATCAGATGCAATAGCTTTACCAACTCTTCCATCACTAGTTCTCATAAATAAAGCATCACCATCTGCGACATTCTCAAAACAAATCGCATTAAAAATTACCTGTGCAGGAGCAAATGATGGAAATCCTTCTTTAAGGTCAACAACAATATCAACTAACCCTCTATAGTTAGGCTCATAGGGCTCACGAGTTTTCGTAATATTATTAGCTATCATTAAATCTCTTAAAGCAGCAATAGCTCCTTGTATATTTGGTTCGTATCCTGTTGCCATTTTATTTACATATAATTATCTATTTTAAACTGTGCCTACTATTATAATTAAGGTATGGAACCACAGGTTATTGCAGCTATTATTTCAGGAAGTATTGGAGCCTTTGCTGGTATAACAAGGGCTTTAGGGAATTTTAGTAAAAAATTAGATAGAAGATTTGAAAATGTAGAAAGAAATTTAGATAAATTAAAAAATGAAGTTTTACATGATTATGTTTTAAAAGAAGATTTTTTAAGAGAAATGCAAGCAGTACATTCTAAATTAGATAGAATTTTAGATCATTTATTAAATAAATAATTAGGCATTTACCCATCCACCTACAGAGGATAAGTATATTTTCAATACTCCATTACCTCCTCCAGCTGTATCCCAATGTAGTTGACCATTAATTGGATTAGCTGGTTGCCCTGCAGAAACAGATACAACAGCTTTAATAGTCTGAAAAGCTGCTCCGTCATAAACTTTAAATATTTGTGTACTAGCTGTATCTAACCAAGTTTCTCCTTTACTAGAAGAAGTAAAACCAGCTGCTGCATTATTAGGGGCAGTACTTCCTATGTGCACAGGACCTACTTTTATTAATCCAGTATTTGGTGCAGCAGTATCATCTGCGAAAAATAATCCTGGACTTACATTGTTATTATTAAGTGCTAACTCGCCAGCTCCTAATCTTATTGGAAAAGGTCTATCATGAGCTGTGCTTGATCTACGAGTTTGAATCTGTACTGCCATAATTAAACATTTATGTATAAACCTGCATCTACTACTGTATCTTGGGCAGTCTCTGGATTATATGTACCAGCATCCATATTACTTGTATTAGCTGTAGCATCTATTAGTTCACCATTAATATAATCTCCTGCTTTTAACAAACCAACCTCAAAAGTATTTGTAAATTCTGTTAGTGGTTTATTTACTATTCCAAACTTTATATCATCTAAAACTGTCGGTGATTTATTAAATAATTTATTTACCATAGCAATCATTCTGTTTGTAGTATTTAATTGTTTACCTGATCTATCTAAATCACCTTTTGCATCTCTTTTTAAACTATCCGTTAAAGTCATGGCAATAACAGAAGGATCAAAATCAGCAACATCTTGAGGTAAATTGAAATCACCAATAATATTTTTGTTACCTTGCCATTTTGTTGAACGATTATATAAAGCAAAAATTTCGACAGCTTCCTGCATTTTTCTTTTTTCTTTTGCCCATCTTTTTTCCCAACTTTCAAGACCCTTCCCTATTGGTTTATCACTAGGTTCTAATAACCACGCTCCAACATATTCATGTTTCTTTAAATTTTCTACAGTTACATATCCACCAGTGGTTTGCGTGAAAGGATAAACAACAGTAAAACTATTCGGATTAGGAACATCGGTAATTGTATATTCACCTGATATTGCATTTCCACTTGTAAAATTTAATTGAATTTTATCGTTTTTATTTAAATTATGATTTTCAAAATCTACAGTAATATTTACACCATCTTGATTATATTTTGCAGCTAACTTTAGTGGCTCATTACCTTCATCATGTAGTATAGACCACATCGCAGCGTAAATATGCTTGCACCAACGTAATTGATAATATTGTAAATTTTGAAAAGAATCTTGTTTTTCATCTTCATATTCTGGTAATTCATAAAAATTATTTATTGTGACATAACCTAAGTCTCTAAAAACTCCAGGTTCATCTCTTCTTTCATCTATAGAACCATCATTCTGAATTATATTTCCTGGCTTTGTATCTCTAATTGCAGTTACAGGAAACTTCTCGTGATTATTTCTACTGAATAAATCATAACTATCCCGTCTAGAAAAATCTTGACAAGAACAATTCCATCTTAATTCTGTAGTCAAAAATCTTCCTACTGCAAAACCTCTATGTGCTGGTACAGTTGTTTTAGCTATTGTATCTACAGTCTTTGCACCATAGCTATCTGCCTTTTGAAAGATTATTTCATTTGTGGTTGCATCAGATCCAGTAACTGTATATCCAACATAATCGTCATATCTAAATCCTCTAATTAATCTAAATAATTTTAAATTTCCTGAAGTATTACCAGTCGGGATTGTAGTAAATTTAAATTGAGTCGCACTAGTAACTTCAATTGTATATCTACCCGAAAGTAAAGCTCCTGTGCTCACATCTACAAAAGCTTTATTATCGGTAGATAATCCATGAGCAGAGCTACAAGTTACAGTAACAACTTTACCCACTCTTGAATAAGTAGAAGATATACCTGAATCTCTTTCGACTATTCGATCTGCCATTCTTTCACCTGCTAAGAAAGCAACTTCTGTAGGTAAAGATCTAAGTTTTACTCTTACAAATCTCCATCGAGTATCATTAAATTCTGTAGAATTATGATAAACAAGATTACCTGAAGTTACAGCAGCATTCGAAGTAGTTACAGTAAAACTATTTTGAGTTTTACTTATAATTTGTAAAGTCTCATCTGTCCCACCACCAGTAGTTATATCTAAATAAACATTATCTCCTGGAAATAATCCATGATCATTTTTAGTTACTGTTAAAGATGTCCCATTCTGTGAGTATGTTGCATTGACTTGAGGAGCTAAATATCTAACATCTAATATCGGCAATCCAAAATCATAAAAACTAAACCCATCTGTATCTCTCATTCCACATATATGTTCTCCTAATTCTTGATTAGTAGATGGAAAAGTAAAGATTCTTGCAGGAATAAAAACTCCAGGAAATTGTTGAAATGTAAAAAATAATCTATAGTCTCCTCTTACATCTCTTTCTTTAGAAGTAGATCCTAAAATCTGTTGTGTAAATGTATATAATTCATATCCCCTTCTCCATCTAGTCCATAGAGAATCTTGATTATAAAATTTAACTTCACTTTCTAATGCATAACCATCAGACCCTCGTGGATAAACACTAGGTTTTTTTGGAATATTTTCAAAATTTTTAAAATTATTTTTTAATTCGAAATTTGATTTATCTTCGAATTTTTTAAATCCGAAAGACATAATCTTTAATAGAAACCACCCTGTACATTACAGTAGAATCCATTTGTCAATGCAGTAGAACCACTAGCAGCTACATATAAAGCTTGACCTCTTCTTAACATCAATCCTCTTTGTTTTGGAGCAATTTCGTTATTTGCACTTCCAAAATTAGCTCCTGCTTGAACTGTAGGATGATTTATAAAAGGTAATATTTCCTCTAAAGTTAGACTGTAAAAAGGCTTATCGGATGGTACACTTGCAACAAATAAGGGGAAGAATTGGTTGATATTAGTTATAGTTCCTGTGCTTACAAGATAAAAACAAAAATCAGTAGGTAAAGATAAATTGACATTACCAGTGATTGTTGCTCCACCAGCAATAGTAGGTACAGTTACATCAAAGGTTGTACTTGTAAAGTTTGTTGTGTTGTCAACTGTAAATGTATCGTCTTTAGGAAAAGTACCTGCACTATATGTTAAAAAGTCAAGAAATACATTTTGTCCAATCTCTAAATTATGACCTGAACCTAAAGTTACCGTGCAAACTGTACCAGTAGCTGAATAAGTACCTTGCACTGCAGTAACTGCATCTATCTTTTCAATTGATCTTTTTGCGTATCTAAACCAAATTTCATCTATATATGCACCACTAATTGAAGTATCTGTTTGTGCAGAGTCAACATCAAATACTTTTGTTGCGTTACCAACCGCTGTTGGAATTAAACTTGTTAGAAATGACTGACCAGACGCAACCGTACATAGTGTTGAATTCGTTGCTGGGCGGTCAACCATTAACGGTTGTTTGTTTGAACTACTACTTGCCACGTTATTTATTCATAGGACTTGTTTTAATTATATAGGAAGGGTTTTTTACTTATCTTTTTTTTCTTCTTTCTTATCTTTAGCTTTAGTAGCTTTATCTAACGCCTCTTTACGCTTTTCTTTATCAGACATTTCTTTGCCATCTTCTTTTTTCTTATTTTTGTTTTTAAAATATTCTAATAATTGTGGTGGCATTTTACCTTTTTTGTCTGCCATTTAGTCTTCCTCCTCCCTTTCTATTGGAATGTCTAAAGTTTGAGTAAATCGTTTTGGTAGATTAGTCCCTTTCGTATAAGAAAAAGGTGCTTCATCTGGGCGAACAGCAAATAAATCTATTCGTTTATCTCCTGCCATTCTAGTACGTCTACCTTTGAAGGGGCTTGCTTTTTGCCTCTCTCTTGGACTGATAATATCTCTATCTCTTTTTAAACCTAATGTGTATCCTAATTTTGTTGAAGGTAAAACCATCTCTATCTATGATTAGTTTCTAATAAAATTCTTGTGCCTACGGCAACGTCTGCTGGCCCTGGAAGTGCTTGAATGAATTCTGCACCTTCTCTATTGAATCTATATCTAGCTTGTGCTGGATTTCTATAGTTTGGAACATATAAGTGCATTGCTAATCGATCAGTTTCATAAATATAAATTTCTGTCCAAGTTTTTAAAGTTTCACGAAAATCTGAAGTTGCAACAGTTCTATCAACATCTCCAGCAATACTTTCTATTCTGTTTCTTGGAATAGTATCGTTGTTAATACTACCTGTCATGTCTGTACGCTTTTCAGCTTCATCACAACGACCTAACTGCTCAACAATTTTGCTTACCCAGAAAGAATCCTGCACATTATTTAAAGCTTCTTCAAGCCTAGCTTGGTCACCAGCTGGTATGGAAGTTAAGTTATAACCTAAATGCCAACGTACTTTTGATTGTAAAAAGGTATCAAGCTTCATTCAAACAAGTAAAATTTACCTGTTACTAGTCTACTCTCACTAAGTTTTCTTTAAATATTTCATCCCAATCTATACGTTTAATACCTCTTAGTTGCTCTAACTTTGTAAATCTTTCTCCTGTAAGTGTAGTTTGTAAATCTTTTATATCTCTAGCTGTCTTTAAACCCACTCCTGGCAGGGCATCTGCTATCTGTCTAGCACCAGCAGTATTAATATTTAATCTATTATCTACAGGAAAAGTTTCTCTATTACTTAACTTTGCTTCCTTATCACCAGATGCATTAAGTTCTGCTTTCAATCTTTCTTCTGTTTTAATTTTTTCACCTGTAGCTCCAACACATGGAATTAAATCTTCATCATTTACATACTCGGTTTCATCTTGAGCATTAATGACCATAGATACCCCTTCTCCATGTTGAGATATCTTTTCTACTATGCCTCCAGTAATTTTGTGTTGATACAACATAATTTTAAATAGTCCTTCTTTAAATAGCTTAACTCAATAAATTTTTCTTGACAATGAAAAAGCGAGCCATAAAGACTCGCCTTTCATATTAACTATTAACGATATTATTCGTCGTTACCACCTGTCTGTGAAGCAAAGTCAATGAATCCTTGGATGTCACTGAATGATACTCCTGCAGCTGGGCGTAGGTAATTAACACGGCATATGATATATGCTGCTTTACCTGCAGTGTGATCATCATCAGAGATGAATAGACCATCACCATTAACTGCAGTTGAAGTAACACCATCAACATTATAAATTTTAAATGTTGTGTTTGCTGTCACCTTGTACATCATGGAATTAGCTGCGTTAGCTGCAGTAATACCACCACCTGTTACTACTGTCCAAAATGGAAGTTTACCAACAGAGACATTTGATGTACCTTGAGCAATGGTTGTACCACTGAATGTCAAAGTAGATGTTGCTGCTGCTAAACCATTTTGCTGAGTAGATGGAACACCTAAAGGAGCACCACCATTATCAGGACCAAGTAGTATCACTTCAGTATTAGTACCACCGATATCTGCTGTCACTGGGGAAGCAGGGTAAGATGGTAGACCACCTGAAGGGATGTCTTGACCTATAGCTATAGAAGCTTGATAGATATATGCTGGTCTGTCTGAACTAGCATTTACTACTAAGCTGCTGCGGTCATCACGTACACGATCATCAGGACGACGATCGGGAGAAGGGATTGTGATGTTAAAGCTCTTGTGGTTTGCTTTTGAACCTGACTTGTTAGATATCTTGTGGAATCCAATAAGTTCGAATGCTTCAACTCCAGGCCAACCTTTAACACCTTCATGGTTGAAAGATGATAAACGTCCAATCTGATTGCCTGGTTCTAGGATTGCTCCTGCGTCACTCTTGTAAGTTGCCATTAGTTAATACCTCCTATTACTCTGTAATTGTGAAGGCAGTGGTAATGAAGTCCTTATTCAAGTTCGCAAAACCAGCATATAGCTGCCATATAAGGATGATGAATCTTGAGAAGTCATCATTGTTATTAATTAGAACTTGAGCGTTAGGACCACCGATACCAACACCAATTGCCTGTGGACCAAAGAACAATCCTGCTGGAGTTGTTCTTGAGGATGCACCGTTTCCATCTCCAATATCGACCGTAATTGTCTTAGATGGG